GATAAAGCTGTGGATCTTTATGATTCCTACACTCGAAGTGTAGGAGGTGCTTCTAATAAGAAGTTGGCTTACGCCAAATTTCTCACTAGAAATCATGAAGATATCCAGAAAATAACCTGTCGTGGACGGTATAACCTGTTCCTCCCTAAGATCTTAGGAGGTTTCAGTTTCCCGGTCTATGACGGTATTGACTATCACGTAACTAGATTCCAAATGTGCTTAGCAAAACTCATCAAGCGAACCCTAGATTTTACTATTGTAGGTTTCAAGAATGATGGTATGTCAAATAGTGTTGGAAAGAGAGAAACAAGAAACAAAAAGAAAATTCACATAGGTTATGGACCCTTAAGGGAGTTCGATCGAGAACTGTCCGAGATTACAATCACTGAAACTAATAGTGAGTATCTCCAGGACACTGTGACCAAATTTTTCTCAAAGATCAGTGAGAAATACGATGCAAAGAAACTCTTCCCTTTTACGTTGAAGAGTGATGTCAACAAGAATGTAAATGTTGACACAGCACTTTTTCGCATCGTTTGTGATTATTCTTTTTGTTAGATAGAAGAGTATTATCATTGTCATATTGTTATGTTGTTATTCACGCTTAAATGTTTTGTCGTGCTGGTTCCACGTTAAAAGAACCCGATTACACAGCGTTAGCTATGCTTGTAATTGTACAAAATGCTACAAAAACCAAAACAAGTGCGGCGAAGTCTACAGTCCGCCAGAACAAATCTGGACAAACTAAGAACAAACAACAAAACAACAAAAATAATAAGAAAGAAAATATTGTAATGGCTCCAACTTCGATGAGTTCACAATTCGTGAACAAATCAGCGACAATATCTTATTCAGCTCGTGGTGATGGATCAGTTCGGATCCGACACCGTGAGTTCATTACAGATATTATGAGTATTGGAGTCAATTTCCATACAATATCTCGTCCAATCAACCCTGGTGTGGGTACCACTTTCGAATGGCTTCAAGCCATTGCGAACTCGTATGAGTCATATGTTTTCAATTCACTTTCGTTTGAATTTGAATCCACATGTGCTACTACAGATCGAGGTACACTAATAATGGGTATTGATTTCGACGCGTCTGATCCAGGACCAGCTACAAAACAGGACTTAATGGCCTACCAGGGCTCCGTAAGGAGTAACATCTGGAGTCATGCTTGTTGTGCAGCTTCGAGTAAGGACCTAAAGAAATTCGGCATTCAAAGATATGTTCGATCGTCTGTTCCGCTTTCAGCGTCTTCAGATATCAAAACATTTGATGTTGGAAATCTTTATGTAGGTTTACAGGGTGTGTCTTCCCAACTGGCCGCAGGAGAACTTTATGTCACATATGATGTAACACTTCATACTCCACAGCCGGCAGGAGCCGCACTAGCCTATAATTACTCAGCAAGGGCAGTCTTCAATTCCTCGACTTCACCTGCCGGACCATTAGGTCTCGGCATGAGTGAGTTAACTGGAGGAATTCGGATCGAATATCGTACTAATAATTCTTTCTTTGTCCGAGATACAGGTCAGTATTTAATGTACCTGAATCTTGCGGGGTCGGGAATGCAGTCCACAGACACAGTAGTTCTAACTGTTGTTAATGGAACAATTAATGCATTACAGTCTAGCGACGGTGCCAATTCTGGCACGAACCAGTTGTTTGGTGCGTACCTCATCAATGTCCTTTCAAGTGACTTTCATATCACTATAGGTCTATTTGATGTTGGTACTGTAACCCAAACGGTTGTAAGACTAGCCCCCTATCCTTATATCTTGGATTAAAGCTTATTTGACAATGATAAATAAAATTATTTACCTTTCGAGCGCGTGCTCTCTAACAATCGTCCTCACCTGTTGTAGGTGGGCCTGCGAAGAGCGGGGTGTGAGTTGTATTTGCGACTAATGAGACAGGAATAACCCTAGTAAGAACCTAGTTCCTCTACTAGTGAAATCATACGTAATCCGGGCTGAGCTCGTTGTTCAATTAACAGACACTTTGGTCAAGTGTGCTGAATTTAAAGAACTTCATAAGAGCTAACAGCGGAATGTTCCTATGGAACGTGTAAGATACGATGATTCGTGAACAATTAAAATATCTGTTGAGATGACCGTTGATGCGGGACTATTACAAAGCCTTTTTGGAAACTTTGGTAGTCTTAAGCTGATTCGTGTATATCAACTTATAGAGTTTGGCCCCAGGACTTGTTTAATCAAGCGGAGTGTCTTCAACCTAATTGTTCAGTGTGAATTTCCTTCGAAAAGTAGTCAATACAAC